TGTCTGCCCGTAACGATCTTACTGCCCTGGCGATGGTGGCCAAAGGCGATGACGGCGTATGGAATGCCCGGGTTGAATTCTTCGCGCCCCTGTCTGGTTTGGAAGATCGGGCGCACCGCGACCGCGCGCCATACGACTTGTGGGAGCAGCAGGGGTTTCTTACTGCTACCCCCGGGTCTTCGGTTGATTACGCCATCGTCGCCGAACGCATGATCGCCATTTGCGACGAGTACCACGTTGATGGCATCGCCTTCGACCGCTGGCGGATCGACGTTCTGCTCGCGGAGCTGAATAGGCTTCACGTGGAACTCCCCGTGCATCCGTTCGGCCAGGGGTTCAAGGACATGAGTCCTGCTCTCGACGCGATCGAGTCGGAGATGATGAACGGGAAACTGCGGCACGGTAACAACCCGCTGCTGACGTGGTGCGCTTCAAACGCCATCGCTGTCCGCGACCCGGCAGAGAACAGAAAGCTGGATAAATCAAAATCAACCGGCAGGATTGACGGACTGGTCGCGCTCACGATGGCGATGGGCCGCGCAACCGTCCAACAGAACGAGGGGACTAGCTTTTGGGAAACAATCAATGTTGAAACTTCTGAAGCTATCCGCCCCTGATCTGTTGCTGGTTTCCGGTGCCGCTGGCGTTTTCTATGGATGTTGGCTTATCTATCAACCGCTGGGTTATATCGTAGCCGGCGCACTCATGATCTACGCCGGCCTGAGACTGGCATAAATGGGGTTCCTCGCCAGCGCCATATCGCGCAAGTCAGCATCGAATTTCGACATTCTCCGGCAAATTGCAGGATGGGGTCGCACGTCCGCCACCGGGAAAGTTGTCAGCGTCAAGACGGCCATCGAGGTCGCCGCTGTGTTCGCCTGCATGCGGGTGATCGGCGAAGGCATCGCGCAGGTGCCGCTGAAGTTGATGCAGGAGAGCAAAGACGGCAAGACCAAGCTGCCGGCCAAGGCCCACCCGCTTTACGATATCCTCAATACCCGTCCTAACGAGTGGCAAACGTCGTTCGAGTACCGAGAAATGCTGGCCATGCACGTTGTTTTAGCCGGCTATCACTGCTCATTCATCAACCGATCCAACCGCGCCGGGGTCATGGAATTGATCCCATTCGAGCCCGGCAGCGTGACTGTGAAGCGCGCCGATAACTGGTCGCTGACATACGAGGTCCGATGTCAGGACGGCAAGACTCAGATTTTCCCGGCGTCGGCTATCTGGCACGTCCGCGGCCCGTCGTGGAACAGCTGGATGGGACTCGAGGCGGTGAACCTCGCGCGCGAAGCCATCGGATTGTCCATGGCGACCGAAGAACAACAGGCGCGCATGCAGAAAAACGGCGTCCGCGCCTCTGGCGTGTACTCCGTGGAAGGCATTCTGAAGGACGATCAGTACAAGACGCTGAAGACCTGGATTGACGACAATCTGGGCGGCGTCGAGAACACCGGCAAGGCGATGCTTCTTGACCGTGGCGCCAAGTGGCTGAATACCAGCATGACCGGCGTTGACGCCCAGACGCTCGAGACGCGCCGCTACCAGGTGGAAGAAGTCTGCCGGTTTTTCCGCGTCAACCCGATCATGGTCGGTGCAGAGTCGAAGAACACGACCTATGCCAGCGCCGAGCAGATGTTCCTCGCGCACGTCGTCCACACTCTTGCGCCTTGGTATTCAAGGCTGGAGCAGTCCATTGACGCGAATCTGCTTACGGAAAAAGACAGAGCAGAAGGGTACTACTCCAATTTCGTCGAGGAAGGATTACTCCGTGGTTCGTCTGTGGACACGAAAGAAACAATACTCGGATACGTCAATGGCGGTTTGATGACGGCCAACGAAGGCAGATCCAAGCTCGACCTGAATCCAGACGCCGATCCGGCGAGCGACAAACTCAGAATCCCGGCGAACATCACTGGCGCCGTACCGCCGCCGAAGCCAGCAGGAGCAACTCCATGAACACCAAGACACTCGATTTCCCGTTCCAGTTAAAGGCGCTGTCGGATACCGGCACGTTCACCGGATACGGAAGCGTTTTCAACGTCAAGGATTCATACGGCGATATCGTCGCGCCCGGGGCGTTCGTCGAGTCGCTGGCCACACAGAAGGCCGCCGGCCGCATGCCCGCCATGCTCTGGCAGCACCGGTCCGCCGAGCCGCTGGGCGTTTACACCTCGATGGAGGAAGACAGCCTCGGCCTGAAAGTGGAAGGCCAGCTCGCGTTGTCCACGGTTCGTGGTGCCGAAGCCCATTCGCTGATGAAAATGGGCGCTCTGTCTGGCCTATCCATCGGATACCAGACCCGCGAGGACAGCTACGACAAGGTAACGGGCATCAACACCCTGAAGAAACTCGACTTGTGGGAAGTGTCGCTCGTGACCTTCCCGGCCAACGACGCCGCCCGCGTACAGGGCGTGAAGACAATCGAAGTGATCGAAAGTATCCGTGATGCGGAGAAGTACCTGCGGGACGCAGGCTTGAGCCGAAAGGAAGCCGTGGCGTTTATAAGCCGCGTGAAGTGCCTATCACAGAGCGAGTCCGATGATGGCGCAATGCAGCAACTGGCCGACGCACTAAGGCGCCGCGCACCCATCAACCAAATAAGGAACTAACAATGGAACTCAAAGATATTTCACAACTGATTGAAGACCAGGGTAAAGCCTGGTCTGAATTTCAGAAAGCCAACGATGCGCGCCTCGCCGCCATCGAAGCCAAGGGCTACGCGCCGTCCGATCTGACCGAGAAGGTCGAGAAGATCAACGCCGACCTCGCCGACATCAGCAAGCAGATGGTCGAGGTCGAAAAGAAGGCCGGTCGCCCGAATGCTGGTAAAGACGATCCGACCCCGGCGCAGGCCGAATACCGCAAAGCGTTCGGGCTGTATCTGCGCACTGGCGAGGGCGATTCACGCGAGCTGCGCGAACTCGGGCAAAAGGCGATGAACACCGGTAGCGACCCGAACGGCGGATATCTCGTGTTGCCGGAAATGGACATGGCTATCGGTCGCGTCGTCGGTACGATGGGCGGCCTCGCCAGCATCGCCGATACCATCACCATCGGCACGGCGAAGTGGGAAAAGCTCGTCAAGACCGCCGGCATGGCGATGCGCCGCGTCGCCGATGGCGGCACTGGCGGTGAAACCACCGAACCGACCTACGCGAATGTCGCGATCGAGGTATTCCCTGCCGAGGTTGAGCCCTGGGTGTTCAACGAGACGCTTGAGGACTCGCGCATCGACCTGGAGGCCGATCTCGCCAACGAGGCGGCCATAGGCTTTGCCGAGGGCGCTAACGCCGAGTATATCACCGGAAACGGTGTCGGTAAGGCGCGCGGCATCACGGCCTACACGAACGTCCACAACTCGGCGTATGCGTGGGGCAGCGTCGGCTATATCCGCGCCGGCAAAACAACCGCGTTCATGTCGGTTGCGCCGTCGGATCGCCTGATCAGCCTTCAGCACTCGCTGAAACCACAATATCGGCCAGGAGCGAATTTCTTGATGAACGACACGACCCTTGGTGTCGCTCGTCAGATGAAAGACGCGAGCGGCAGCTACTACCTGTGGAATCCGGACCCCGCCGCCGGTTTTGGCGGTCGGTTCCTCGGCTCACCTGTGACGATTGACGACAACATGCCGGACATCGGTTCGGGAGCCTATGCGGTTGCATACGGTAACTTCAAGCGAGCCTACAAGATCGTGAACCGTTCTGGCACGACTCTGATCCGCGACAACATCACGTTGAAGGGCCAGACGAAGTTCAATTTCCGTCGCCGTTTCGGTGGCGGCATCTGGAACTACGAGGCCATCAAGCTGATGGTTTTTTCGACCGGCGCCGCGTAACCACCATCAACCAGCATGAGGCCCGCTTCGGCGGGCCTTTTTCTTTCAACTTGTTGGAAGCAAGCATCTGACCCAAACGAGGTAATACCATGTCTATCAAAGATCTGCACAACAGTATCCGCACCGAGCGCGGCTGGGCGGCGAAAGCCGCATCGGGCGGCGCTGCTGCTGCCGCCATCGTCGACCGCCAGGGCTTTGGCGGCGTCGAGTTCATCATCAGCTACGGTGCCGTGACCGCGACAAACGCCACGGCAACCATTCTTGTGAAAGAAGGCGACGTAACCGGCACCCTGACCAGCGTGGCCGATGCCGATCTGCTCGGCACCGAAGCGCTGGCCAGTCTGCCGGTTGCCGATGTGACCGGCACCCGTACTTCCGGCATCACGCAGTATGTCTCGAAGCGCATCGGTTACAAGGGCAACAAGCGCTACGTGCAATGCAGCCTCTCGGCCGAGGCTGTGACGGCGGCAACAATCCTGAGCATCACGCCGGTGCTGCACAGCCCCGGCCTGGCGCCGACGGATAACCCGTAATCCGGGGGGGTAAATAGGGCGCTGCTCATCCCAGCGTCGCCGTGAAACTCGGCACCTTTTCATTTTGGATGAGGAAATGACGATGAGAGAAGGCGAACGACAGGTTTCACCCACGATTGACGGTATTCGTGCCGATCATGTGAACCGGTACAAGTGGGCCGCAAAGAAGATCGATGATCTCTGCCCAGGCAGGGTCATGTTCTATACCGAAGATTCTGATAAAGAGAGATACCGTTCCGCACCGGAAGGAGAGAAGAGAACCACCCCTCTTCGCGTTATCGACTTCGCGTGTGGTATTGGGTACGGCTCAAAGGTCATGTCTGATGTCGGCCACGAGGTGACTGGCTTCGACGTTGACCAAGAGGCCATTGATTACGCTTTCGGCCATTACTGGCGAGAAGGCATGAAATTCATTCAGGCAAACGGCAACGCGCCTGGAGAACTCGGTGACTACGACGCCGCCGTTTGCTTTGAAACCATCGAGCACATCGAAGACCCGCGACCGCTGTTGAAAGCGCTGCGCGAGTCCTCGCCGATGCTTATTGCGAGCGTTCCGAATGAGGCGGTATTCCCGTTCAGTCCGGCGGAAGGCATCACGACGGCGTTTCATTTCCGCCATTACCTGAAGATTGAATTCGAGGCCCTGCTGCGCGAGTGCGGATGGTGTCCCGTGGACTGGTACGGGCAGGAAGGCAACGAATCAGAGGTCGAGCCGGACGTGAACGGTCGCACGCTGATCGTGGTGGCGCAGCGAGACGTTCTGCCGGACGAACAGCCAGTCGGCAAGCGCGTTGCGATCCTCGGCCTCGGTCCGAGCATTTCACAATACCTGGACATCACGAAGCGACAGGGTGGTCGCTCTAAACTGTACGACGAAGTGTGGACGATCAACGCCCTGGGTGACGTGTTCGCCTGTGACCTGGTGTTCCACATGGACGACGTGCGGATTCAGGAAATCCGAGCCGCAGCGAATCCGACGGGTAATATCGCGGCCATGATTCCGTGGCTGAAGAATAGCCGCGTTCCGGTGGTGACAAGCCGCAGGCACCCGGATTACCCGGCGCTTGTGGAGTTTCCACTCGAAGACGTGTTGAACCATTTCGGGCACGAATATTTCAACAACACGGCAGCCTATGCCATCGCGTTTGCTATACATATCGGCGTGGCGCAGATCAGCCTGTTCGGTATGGACTTCACCTATCCGAACCGGCACGACGCGGAAAAAGGAAGAGCCTGCGTTGAATACTGGCTCGGCCAGGCGCGGGCGCGCGGTATCAGGCTGCTGATGCCCCGCGAATCGACGTTGATGGACGCCTACGCCGGCAGGGCATCACGTCTTTACGGTTACGACACCGTTGACGTGAAGTTCAACCTGCAACCGGACGGATCGGTGAAACTTGATTTTGTGCCAAAAGAATCACTGCCGAGCGCAGACGAAATTGAAGCATCGTATGATCACTCTGCTCCAATCGCGGAGCAGCATTTGAAAAAGGAAGCGACATGAGCCTGAGAGACGATTTGCTGAACGCCGACACAGATTCGGAACGTGCCACCGTACTGGACAATGCCGTGCATTCCCCTGAAAACGGTTTAGATTTTAATGGTACCAGCCCAACGGCGCATGTCATTAACTTCACCGGGATGACGCTCGCGGATAGTTCGAACTTGATTCGCGGAACATCGATCGCGCCGACCCGTGCATCAGGCTGGATTTCCTTTAGCGGAACTGTTGGTGCTACGCCCGCTCAGGTCTATTCAGATTACCGCGAGTTGCATACGAACGGCGTTGCCGAGGTACTCGGGTTCGGTTCGTTCCCGTACATGGATAGCGGGGCGTCTTGCGCCAGTATGTTCGGTGGGCAGGACATCGCCTTCGTGTCTTCTGGCTCTACAGTTACCACAGCAGCAGATGCGCCCGGTACTGGCGTTTTCAGCCGCTGGGGAAAGGTGACGATCGACGGTGCGACGTTTGCATCGGGAGCAGTAGCCGCAGGGCAGTTCCTCAGTTTTCAGGCCAACGTAACGGACGTGCAGGCGAAAGACACGTCTATGGTGAATTGGGAAGTCGCCAGCGGCGGAATTCAGCAGATGATTAAGTTCCGGTGCTCGGCCGCGAAAGGCGCGACGTACTTTGTCAATTTTGCGGATAACGGAGAGCCCGCTGAAAAGACAACCGCCAAAACAACCGCCACGAACGATGTGGTGGGTAACATCAAGGTGATTATCGGCGATCAAGTCGGTTATCTCAACATTCATTCCGCGAAAGCGACATGAAAATGAACAAAGAGGCGATTGAAAAACGCATCGCGGAATTGCGCAATAACTTGGAACAAGTGACAGCGCAAGGCAACGGAATCGTCGGCGCGATTCAAGACTGCGAATACTGGATTAGTCAGTTGATCCATCCGGAAGCAGGCAAAGTTGAGGAAACGAAGCCATGATGTACGAAATCCTTAAAGACTTCCCCGGTTCGCAAGACGGTCGTTTCACCGAGCAGTTCAAAGCTGGCACGGTTCGCGAGCTGTCCGCCTACCTGGCTGGGCACGTCGTGCCCTGCGGCTGGGCTAGGCCCCACATCGAGAAACAGGTCGCGATCGAGAATAAGGCGGTCGTGACTGACGGCAGTCAGACCGGCACGATGAAGCGCAAGAAATGACCATCGTCGTCTACACCGCTCCGACCACGGAACCCGTATCGCTCGCCGAGGTCATGGCGCATTGCCGTATCGATTCCACGAGCCAGGAACCGGCTCCCGGGGCCATCACGGCGGCACTGGCTGCAACGCCAATCGCCGGCAACGTGGACAACGGCGCGCACCGCTATCTGGCCACGTTCGTCACGGCCGACGGTGAAACGCAGGCCGGCACCGTCTCATCGGCGGTAACGGTTGCCGACAAGACGGTAAACGGTAAGGTCGAGCTGACCGCCATCCCGCTGGGCGGCGCCCTGGTCACCTCCCGCAAGCTATACCGAACTGTGGCGGCCGGAACGTCTTACCTGCTGCTGGCAACCATAGCCAACAACACGGCGACCACCTACACCGACAACATTGCGGATTCGTCACTCGGCGCCGGGGCACCATCCACCAATACGACCGACGATCCGCTGTTGAGAATGCTGATCACGTCTGCCAGGCAGGCGGCCGAGACAGAGCTTCACCGATATCTGATCACCCAAACGCTGGACGCCTACTTCGACGCCTTCCCGGATGAATCTCCCTATGAAATCCGGCTTCCGCCTCTGGCGTCTGTCACCAGCATTACCTACGTGGATACCGACGGAGCATCGCAGACCCTCGCGGCAAACCAGTATTCTGTTGATGCCAAAACAATTCCGGCGCGCATTACCCCTGCCTATGGTGTTTCGTGGCCGTCCACGCGAGAGCAGAACAACGCCGTCACGGTTCGGTTCGTGTCCGGTTACGGCGCCGCAGCCGACGTGCCGCAATGCATTCGGAACTGGATGCTGATGCGGATCAAGACACTGTACGACACCCGAGATCAGATCATCGTCGGGCCGAGCGGCATGGTACAGATCCCGCCTGCGTTCATTGATTCACTGCTCGACCCCGAGCGTGTCACGTCTCGAGTATGAGCCTTGCAGGCCTGGACAGAAGGATAACCATCGAATCGCTTACGCAGACACGTGACGCGTATGGCGCGACGGTCGATACCTGGACGACGTTCGCCACGGTCTGGGCGAAGAAAAGAGACATCCGCGGTGACGAGTATTTCGCCGCGCAGCAAATGAACGCCAAGGTGGATTCTGTTTTCACCATCCGCTGGTTGTCCGGTGTGCTGCAGACCATGCGGATTTCGTATGACAGCAAGTATTGGGACATCCGCAGCATCAACGAATTAGGAAGAAGCGAAGGCATGGAGATTTACGCCGAGGTCAAGCGATCGTGAACGTCGAGCAGCAGATTACCGCCGTTTTGGAAGCTGACGCCAGTGTTGCGGCGTTGGTGACGGCAAATAGCATTGCCCGTATCTACCCAATCGCCATGCCGCAGGACGTGACCATGCCGGCGGTCAGTTTTCAGCGCGTGTCCACTGTCCCGGTCAACGACCTGGGCGGGACACAGGATCACGATTGGGTACGGGTGCAGGTGGATAGCTGGGCCTCGAGCTATTCAAGTGCCAAAGCCCTTGCCGCCGCCGTCCGTACCGCAATGAGAACTACGCCCGTTTATGGGCAGTTGTTGATGGAGCTGGATGACTATGACGACGTGGTAAAGCTGTACCGGGTTATTCAGGATT